TTGAGGAGTTGTTCGAGCCTACAATAGGTGGTATAACTTCAGAAAAGCTTAGAGCTTTTTGTCACATATTAGTAAAGTCAGTAAACAACTCTAGTGATGACATAGTTGATCTAGATTCTAATAGTACAGCAAACTTACCGTCATCAGATCCTGGAGTTTCTGGTAAGCTATGGAACAATAGAGGTGTACTATCAATATCTAGAGGGTAATGGAAATCTTTAAGAACGACAACAACTGGAACGAGAAAGCTATCGTAGGGTTTATAGCGTTTGCTATTATGTGTCTTATAATGGTAGCTGACCTTGTTACTGGATGGGTAGGAACAGACCTAGTAATAAACGAGTTTGTATACGACTCCTTCGTGTGGGTTGTGTTAGGCTCGTTTGGCATTTCTGGCGTAGAAAAATTTGCAAATAAATAAACTATGGCTAAAGCAGTTAAGAAATCAAAAGATTTAACAGATAGACAAAAAGCAACTATGAAGAAACACTCAGTTCATCATACTGCTAAACACATGGCTTCTATGAAAAAAGCTATGTTATCTGGAAAGACTTTTACTCAAGCTCATAAAATAGCAATGAAACAAGTTGGAAAATAATGCATAAAGGTTGTACTTGCAAAGCTGTAAAGCGAAAGAAGAAAGGTAAAAAGATTAATACCATGAAGAAGGGTGGATCTGTAAAAGATGCCTGCTATCACAAGGTAGTATCTAGATATGGGCCTAAGACTTCAGCTTACAGAAGTGGTGCAATGGCTAAGTGTAGAAAAGTAGGTGCTGCTAGTTGGGGTGAAGGTGGTAAGAAAAAGAAATAATGGCAGTTAGAAAAACAGCAGCAGGTTTACGACTTAAACGCTGGTTTAAAGAAGACTGGCGTACACCTAAAGGCAAGAAAGGATATAAGGGTGGAGAAAATACTTTTCGACCTACTAAAAGAATAACAAAGGATACACCTACAACTTGGAGTGAATTATCTCCTGGAGAAAAACGTAGAGCTCAAAAAGAGAAAGATACTAAGGGTAGAGTATCAAGGTATAAAAAGAAAAAGGTGAAAGCAGTTAAGAAGGCTAAAAAAGGTATGGGTATAAAGACTAGCATTAAGTCTGGTAACTTTAGACCTACAAAGTCTGGTGCAGGTATGACAACTAAAGGTGTTAAAGCTTATAGACGTGCAAACCCTGGAAGTAAACTTAAAACTGCTGTTACTGGTAAAGTAAAACCTGGTAGTAAATCAGCTAAAAGACGTAAGTCATATTGTGCTAGATCACTGGGTCAATTAAAAAGAAGTAGTCAAAAAACTCAAAACGATCCTAACTCAAGAATACGACAAGCACGAAGACGATGGAAATGCTAACCAGACTAATTATTTTATTTACGCTTATCTCCACAAGCGTTTACTCTCAAGACAGTATATTTGTAGATTGCAATGGAACACCATCTCCTATAGATTGGATGGGGGATGGTTTTTGTGATGACGGAGGATATACTTGGAATGATAACCCTATAAACTTTAACTGTGAAGAGTTTGGTTACGACAATGGAGACTGTCCACTACCTATAGATACTGTACCAGGGTGTACAGATATGTTAGCACTAAACTTTGTTCCTGAAGCTAATTTTAATGACGGATCATGTGAGTATCCTGTATTGGGATGTACTGACCCAGAAGCTCCAAACTTTAACCCTTGGGCACAAGTTGATAATAATAGCTGTGTGGGTGTAAGCTGCTCTGATGGAGAGGCTAAAATGATTTTTAAAATTACACTAGACCAGTATCCTGGAGAGACAGGNTGGATANTAACAGATCTATCTAACGGTCAAGCTGTAGAAAGTGTNANNGCNGGNGANTANTCTTANGAACAAGCCAATCAAACTATTGTTTATGACTTATGTGTTCCTGAAACAGGTGTAGAGCTTATACTTAGTGATATATATGGTGACGGTTTGGAAGGGTCTATATTTGGAGGATCAGATGGAGACTTTATAATACTTGGTGATGCAGAACCCTGTGGTAGTTTAGATACCCTATGGGCTCTAGAAGATGCAGGGTTTGGTGGTGCTGCTTATTCAGGTCCTATATGGTTACAACAATGTGATGTACCTGCAGTAGAGGGTTGCACAAATAATTCTTATATAGAGTTTAGTCCACAAGCTAACCTTGATGATGGTTCTTGCGAAACACTACATACTCTAGGGTGTATCAATCCAAACGCTTTTAATTACGATTCCAACGCTACGTTAAACAAAATAATACCTACATGTAGCTACACTCTTATTATAGAGGACGATGGTGGTGACGGATGGGGTGATTGTTACATAGGTGTAGCTCAAGAAGACAGTATTCTTGGTATATACACTATGGGTCCTGGATCTTACTCACAAGAGTTTAATATTACTTTAGAAACAGATAAAGCTGTAAAAGTATACTACTTTGAAATAGCTAACCCACAAACCCCTGCTGCAGAAGTTGCTTTCCAAACTATGCACAACTCTTTTAGACTTATTAACTCATCTGGTGATGTAACATTGCAAGGCGGTGTGTATCCATTTTCTAATAATGGTCAAGGAGCACTTAAATCTTATAAGCCACCATTTTGGAACGTATATGACGCTATTCCTTTTTGTGGGGATTACTGTATACCTAGATTATATGGATGTTTAGATGAACAAGCATTAAACTATAATTCTGAAGCAAACACCGATGATGGTTCTTGTATTGCAGTGATTAGTGGTTGTACCTCTCCCTTCGCTTTTAACTATGACTCTATTGCTAACGTAGATGATGAGAGCTGTGTAGCTGTAGTAGTAGGATGTATGGATCAACAGGCTTGGAATTATAATCCTGCTGCAAATACAGCAGACGAGTCTTGTTTGTACTTTGGTTGTACAGACAATTTAGCTCTTAACTATGATAGCACAGCAAACGTAAATAATGATAACTGCATATATCCTATACCAGGGTGTACAGATCCTTTAGCTTTTAATTTTGATTTAGAATCTAATGTTAATGACGGTAGTTGCATCCCCGTCTTAATAGGGTGCATGGATCCTATAATGTATAATTATAATAATGAAGCGAATACAGAGAGCGATAATTGTATCCCTTTTATATTTGGGTGTACTGATTCTATTGCATTTAATTATGACCCTGTTGCTAATACCGATAATGGATCTTGCGTCTCAGTAGTATATGGGTGTATTAACAGTCAATCTCTTAATTATAATGAGAGTGCAAACACCGATGATGGTTCGTGTATAAACATAATATATGGTTGTACTGATAGTACTATGTATAACTATAACCCTTTAGCTAATACAGACAATCAATCTTGTATATTATTTATATATGGGTGTGATGACCCTAACGCTTTAAACTACAACGTTGATGCTAACACAGATGACAATAGTTGTATTCTTCCTATATACGGGTGTATGGACTCTACAGCTTTTAATTATAATCCTTTAGCAAATTCAGATAACGAAACATGTGATAGTATTGTATATGGCTGTACTAACCCTATAGCTTTAAATTATATTTCTCAAGCAAATGTAGACGATGGTCTATGTATTACTCCTATATATGGTTGTACAGATAACACTATGTACAATTATAATCCTTTAGCTAATACTGATAACGAATCATGTATATCTTTTGTGTATGGGTGTGATGATCCTGCTGCTTTAAATTATGATGCTGAAGCCAATACAGATGATAACAGTTGTATCCTTCCTATATATGGTTGTATGGATTCTACTTCTTTTAACTATGATGTTCTTGCAAATACAGATAACGAGTCTTGCATAGAAGTAGTTTATGGATGTACAGATCCTGCAGCATTTAATTACAATGTTCAAGCTAACACAGAAGATTTTTCTTGTGTTGATGTAGTGTATGGGTGTACAGACGAAAACGCTTTTAATTACGACTCTTTAGCTAATACGGATAATGAAGGTTGTATAGATGTGTTAGAGGGGTGTATGGATCCATTTGCATACAACTATGATGTTTTATATAATACAGATGATGGAAGTTGTTTATATGACGCAGGTTGCATTGATGGACCTGGTATACCATACTGGTTAAATGACACTTGCTACGCTTGGGTAATTATGGTAGACCCTTACTGTTGTAATAACAATTGGGATAATAAATGTCAACAACTATATTGGAGTTGTTTTGGAGACAGTGATTTAGATACTAGAGATTTACTTAGAGGGCACAATGTAGTCATGTATCCTAACCCTATGGGTGATGTTTTAAACATCTTAACAAATGGACCTGTATCAATAGAAGTACATGACATAACAGGTAGACTTGTTATAAAAATAAAAAAGAATCAAACACACAAAGGATTGAATCAACTAAATGTAAGTTTATTGCCAGCAGGTGTATATAATTTTAGTGTAACTTATGAAGGTAGAACTACAACTGCAAAAGTTTTAAAGAGATGAAAAGATTATTACTAATATTATTATTTATTCCTTTACTTGGAAACTCTCAAGGGTTACATAAGATATTTAAATATTCTACCATATATGCTGCAGTAAATGGAGGCACATCTTTAGGTGACAATCAAATATGGTCAGTAACCTCAGGAACATTAGAAGAAGATGTTGTTAAAACACCATTTGATTACAATATATCTATAGGTATTAGAAAGATAAAAAGATTTGGATATGAAAATCGTGCTAATACTTTTTATAACGGTACAGAAAGGTCTTACTCAGATGCCGCCACAATTGGTAGAGTCGATGGTTTTGAGTATTTATTTGAAGCTGATTTTGTAAGGCGTTTAGGTGTAAACTATATTAATCAGCATCACTTTGTAAGATATGTTGCAGATAATTGGGTTAGTAAAGTAGAGTACTTAGAAGATGGCTTTGCTGATATAAAATATTTTGAGGCTTCAGAAAGATATAGATTAAAGGTAAGGGACGGTAAGCTTTCGTTTAACGGGGGTTTTGTGCAAAGACTTGCCGAACCTTATGGCTTTAATCCTTTAGAGGACTGGGTATTAGATAATGGAACTCTTCATTATACATACCTAGCTCTTCAAGAGGGGTATTCTATATCTTTAGATGGAGAGTATTTCTCTCCAAATGGAGACCTCGTAGCAAACAGTCAAGCTGTATGGGAAGAGGTTGTTATACCACAAGTTATAAATAATTATGTAGAAAAACAAAGAAACTCTATATCTAATATTGTTGAGTACTCTTTTGTGTTAGGTTTAGACTATTATCATTTTACAAAAGATTTTTGGCTTCACTCTTGGGGAAACCTTATGCCACACCACCTAGACAATGATAATGAATACTCATATCATAAGTATAATGGTGGTCAGTGGATTGATTATTCAGGTGGTTTAATATTTGGTTATAAATTTAATAAAAGTTTAGGTATATTTGTAGAAGGTAAGTATAACAAATATTGGAACAGAAGATGGCACAACTTTAGCGTTGGTCTTAATTATGTAATATTTTAAAAGATGACAAAAGAATTAAATGAAGATACAACTCTACAGCTAAGTATAAAAACATTAGCTGGTATAGCAGCATTAATCTTTACACTAGTAGGTATGTGGTTTACTCTGCAGGCAGAAATAACAGAAGCAAAAGAATTACCTTTACCTCCTGACCCAGAAATTACTCGTATGGAGTATGATATGAAAGATCAGCTTATACGTCAAACTATTATGACTACACAGGATGATGTTAAAGAAATTAAAACACAAATGCTGAGGATGGAGGAGAAGATTGATAAGTTAAGATAGATTTATGAAAAACTTACTAATTACATTTTTTTTTATATCATTATCTGCTTTTAGTCAAGACTTTCCTAGCGGTATGGTAGCTGTTGAGTTTAATGCTAGCTTTAATAAAACTAACGAAGTAGGTTGGCTACCAAAACTATCAGACTGTGAAACTAAAAGAGTTGATATAACTGCAGACTCAAGATGGTCTAAAGAGTATAAAATAGTGGTTGTTCCTACTATTGTTATATTTAATAATAACGAAGAAGTAAAAAGATTTCAAGCAAATATAATGATGACTATGGAGGCTACTAAGAGTGAGGTTCAAAACTCTATAGACGAAATAGTCATGGAAGCGTTTTAAATTTAAATTATGAAGTTAAGTGAAAATTTTTCTCGTGCAGAGATAGAACACAGCAACACAGCAAAAAGATTAGGCATTAGCAATGAGATGTCAGAAAAACATTTGGGAAACATGCAAAGGCTTATTGATAACCTTATACAACCTCTTAGGGATGGTATTGGTCCTATTCGTATTAGCAGTGGTTATCGTAGCCCACAACTCAATAAAGCTATTGGTGGATCAACTCGAAGTCAACATAGTAAAGCTGAAGCTTTGGATTTACAATACTGGAGTGACGGAAAAATGAATAACAAAGTTATTTATGATTGGATTTTAGATTCAGGTTTAGAGTTTGATCAGATGATAAACGAGTTTGATTTTTCTTGGATACATGTATCGCTAAAAAAGAATAGTAATAGAAAGCAGGTGCTAGAGGCTTATAAAGATGATGATGGAGATACTGCTTATAAATTAGTATAGTTATGAGTAAATTATTAAGTTTTTTAGGTGGTGGAGTAATAGAAAAGGTAGGTAACGTAATAGATAACCTATCTACATCTGACGAAGAAAGATTAGCTGCTAAACAGGCTATGGAAGAAGTTCTTATGCAAGCTGAGGCTCAAGCTCAAGAACAAGTTACTAGACGTTGGGAGGCAGATATGAAGTCTGACAACTGGTTGTCTAAGAATATTAGACCTTTGATATGTATATTTTTAACTGCAATTTTTGTAGTTTTGTCAGTGTTTGATGGGAATGCAGGAGGTTTTGAGATTCAAGAAAGTTATATTCCAATATATCAAACGTTATTAATAACAGTATATGGAGCTTACTTTGCTGGTAGGTCTATAGAAAAAATAAAGAAAAATTAAAATGAGTTCATTAAAAGGTAAATCAATATCTCAAACATATCAAAGGTTACTTCAAACGTCATCTGAGGTTTCTGATACAACTTTAAAAGCTGTAGAAACGGGGGATGGTAATTTCACATCTATGAAGTTATCAAGTGATAAGGCAGAGTTTTTAAGAGTTGGTGTTGGTACTGGTGGAGTTTCACCAGATGGTTTAATTCACATTTATTCTGCTAGTGCTGGCTCTGTAACAGCTAGCTCTTTCGCTAGAGAGATTGTTTTAGAAAACTCAGCAGATTCTGGATTATCTATACTATCTGGTACTTCAGCATCAGGTAATATATATTTTGGTGACGCTAATGATAATGATGCTGGTAGGATATTTTATGATCATTCTGAAGATTCTTTAACGTTTTTTACCTCTGGATCTCGTTCAATGAAGATAGACTCCTTGGGTAATCTTAATGTAGTTGGTACTGTATCTCAATCAGATGATAGGTTTGAACTTGTAGAGTACTTTGAAAAAGTTCCAAGTTTAGGTATAACAGATGCTCAAGTAACTCAATCTTCAAGTGCAACTACAGCTGTTACTTTAAACGCAAAGTATGGTATAATAACTATGCAGTCAGTTGATTTGGCTGCTACAGATACTGTTGAGTTTACTTTTAACAATAATCACATATATGGAACCACATCTCAAGTTTTAGTTTCTTTTACAGAATCTTCAGGAACTATAGCTGATAACGCTATGATTAATGTGCTTGTTCATGATATTTCTGATGGTAGTTGTAAAATAAGAATTGGTACTAATGGAACTGATGTTGCAGCTCAAGCATTTAAATTGTTTTTTGTAGTAGATTCTTACGTTATTCCTAATCAAAATTTTGTTTTAGGTGGTACTAGTTCTGGTTCTCTTCAAGTAAGTGTTAATGCTGGAAGACCTACTAATGGTTTTGCTGGACTTAAATTAATTACTGGAAGTAGTGATAATGATTACAGTGTTTTAACCACTAGAGCTGGTGAGACTGAAATGCCAGCTGGTGTAGATTCTTCAGCTTGGACCTCTGTAGCTTTTGGTACAGAAAATAGAATACAACTTAATATTTCTGTATCTACAGCAGCTACTATAACTAATACTGCTATATGGGCTGGATTAAAACTAACAGAGGTTGGGAATTACGCTACAGATGCAAATCAAGCTTACTTTTTGTATGCTACTGATGATGATTTAGGTGCTTTAACAACAAATGGTAATCTTCATTTTGTCTATAGTATATCGGGAACAGATTATGTAACAGATTTAGGTATAGCAATTACTGCTAGCACAGTTTATAAGTTAAGAATAGATTTTGATGCAACTAGAAGAGTTAGTGTTTTTGTAAACAATGTTCAGTACGGGTTGACTTCTACACCAACAACAACAACTGCAGGTGGTGTAACTCAAACCAACTCTCAGGCAAAGTCTTTAATTATGACTGACGATATAGATTTATTACCTTTTTTAGGAGTTCAAGCTTTAAGTGCATCAACTGCTGGTCTTCAAGTTGGATTTATAAAAATATCTAGAGATTTATTCGAATAATAAATTTAAATTAAAGAAAAATGGAAGCAATAAACCCTATTATAAGAAAAATAACAATAGGGGACTTAAAGCAAGGACTGACTTATCAAGTAGGTCAAAAGATGCTTGGAGGTTCACTAGAAGTCACCGCAATAATACAGGACGAGGCGGCTTGGTATAAACATCAACAAGTAGTGTATGATGTGTACATAAAAAAAGATGGTGAAGAGTTTTCAAGGCCTTGGAAAAGGTTTTTCTCTCAGCCAACAGCTATAGAATATAACACTGCAGTACTGGAAGAAGAGTACGAGGTTAAGTAAAGATTAAACTTAAATATAAGCAAAAATGAAGCCAATTAAAGATGTCTACTGGATAGAGGTAGAAAAAGAAACAGAGGATACGTTAATGCTAAATGGTCAAGAGATATACAGAGACACATCTTACGATCCTATGAAGTTAGCGAGACAATACGGTACGGTGTATAAGACACCTATGCAGGAAACTAAAGAGACAGGAATACAGGAAGGTGATAAAGTTTGGTTTCACCACTTTATAGCAACACCTGTAAACCTTGTTAAACATGCTGATAAGGATAACATATATCAAGCTTTTGCAGAGCAGATATATCTTATACAAAGAGGCGAAGAGTACATTCCTGTAGGAGTATGGAACTTTATGGAGCAAGAGATGAAAGAACCAGAGCAATCTGAGTCTGGAATATTTCTAGAGAGATCAGCTTCTGAAGTTGAATTTCATGGACATGCAGTTATTATAAATGACTGGATGAAAGAGCAAGGAGTTAAAGAAGGCGATAGAGTTATGTGGAGTGAAAACTCTGAGTATGATATGGATATAGATGGAAGAAAACTTCTTCGTATGCGTAACTTTGATGTCTTAGCAGTATATGAAGGAGCAGAATAAAAATTATGCTCTTGAGACTTTAGAAAAGTTAATAGAAGCAAGTAAAGGAGCTGTAGATCTTCTTATAGAAGAAATAGGTAAACCTTTAATAGAAGAAGACGATGCTAAAAGAAGACAGGCTATAAAAGCAAAAAGAGAATGCTTTGAAGACTGTCAAGAAATTCTTTTAGGAATAAAAAACCTTGAAGATAGAATCAAGGAAGGAGAATCCTTAATAGAAGAGAAAAAAGATTTTAAAGGATCTTTTGCTGAACGGTATGCAAAAAAGTGATATGATATATCTTATTGAAGGTAGTGAAGGAGAAGTATTAGAGTTTGATAACTTAAAAATAGTTCTTCCTAAAAAACCTAGATATAAAAAAGACATACTGTATTATAACCTACCTAAGAAACAACAGAGGTGGACTAGAGAGGATATACCAAAGGGGTTAACAAGGGAGAACGCTACAGATTATGTAGACTATATAGAAGAGGAATTTAGAAGAAGAAGGGAGGGTTTATGGTTTTATAACAACGGTGTTCCTACTTATATTACTGGATCTCATTATATGTTTATCCAGTGGAGTAAAATAGATGTTGGTTTTCCTGATTACAGAGATGCTAACAGAACGTTCTTTATTTTTTGGGAAGCGTGTAAAAACGACAAGAACTCTTACGGTATGTGTTTTCTTAAAAACAGACGTAGTGGTTTTTCTTACATGGCTAGTAGTGAGATAGTAAATCAAGCTACTCAAGTTTACGATAGTAATTTTGGTTTACTGTCTAAAACGGGTGCTGATGCTAAGACTATGTTTACAGACAAGGTAGTTCGTATATATAGAAACTACCCTTTCTTTTTTCAACCTATACAAGATGGTTCTAGTAATCCTCGTGTAGAGTTGGCATTTAGAGAGCCTGCTAAAAAGATTACTAAAAATCAAAAGCATATAGAAAAGTCTGAAGCTTTAAACTCTATTATAGATTGGAAGAACACTGCTGATAACAGTTATGATGGTATGAAGCTAAAGCTTTTGGTTCATGATGAGGCTGGTAAGTGGACAGGTCAAAACTCTATAAAGAAAAACTGGGGTGTGACTCAAACTTGTTTATTACTTGGTAGAAAGGTGGTAGGTAAGTGTATGATGGGATCCACTGCTAATAAACTGCAAGATGGTGGTGCAGAGTTTAAAGATATATTTCATAACTCTGATATGTCGGAAAAAGATCTTAATGGTAGGACTAAAAGTGGTTTATATAAACTATTTATTCCTGCTTATGATAATCTAGAAGGGTTTATAGACGAGTATGGATATAGTGTTATAGACACTCCAGATAAACCTGTAATGGGTATTGATGATATGAATATTGATACTGGTGCTAGAGATTACATACAAAACAGAAGGGACGCTTTAAAGGATGATACTACTGCTTTATCTGAGTTTAAAAGACAGTTTCCATTTACTGTAGAGGAAGCTTTTAGAAATGACACACAAAGTTGTATATTTGATGTCGAAAGAATTTATCAGCAGATGGATTATAACGAGGTTAATAATACTCCTACGACAAGGGGAGAGTTTGTTTGGAAAAATGGCGTACAAGACAGCGAGGTTATTTGGATACCTCACAGAAAAGGCAAGTGGGAAATTACTTGGGTTCCAGAAGTTCAGAACCAAAATGTTATTACATCTAGGCATAACAAAAAGTTCCCTGGTAAATCAGATGCTTTGGTTGCAGGATGTGACCCTTATGATCATGATACCACTACGGATGGTAGAAGGTCTGATGCTGCTGCTCATGTATTTCATAAGTTTAGCATGGCAAGTGATGCTTCTATGCAGTTTGTGTGTGAGTACATTAATAGACCTCCTAAAGCGGAGATATTTTACGAGGACATGATTAAGATGTGTGTATTCTATGGGTGTCAGATATTGGTAGAGAATAATAAAGTAGGAATACTAAAGTATTTTGAAAACAGAGGGTACTATGAGTACCTTATGGACAGACCAGACATGACTCACACAGAGTGGAGTAGAGGAAAACAAAAAACCAAAGGTATACCTGGTTCGGGTGCTGCAGTAATAAACGCTCAAGCAGAAGCTATAGCAACCTACATATATGATCACGTAGGTTATAGTGCAGACACAGGAGAGATTGGTAGGTGTTATTTTAACACGCTTTTAGATGATTGGAGTAGATTTGAAGTAGATAATAGAACTAAGTACGATGCTAGTATATCGTCTTCATTAGCTTTACTAGCATCACAAAAATATATAAAACCTAAAAAGAAATTAAACGTGTCATCTCCTTTTGTTAAGAAGTATAGCAATAAAGGAATTTATAGTAAAAGAATAAAAACATGAACTACGGTAACGATAAAAACAAATTAAATGGTTATCCATCACCTTTAGCTACTAACGAAGAAAAGGCTGCAAAAGAATATGGTCTTGAGTACTTTAAAACAATGTACTACGAGTGGCATAACAATGGAGATGTATACTTTAGAGATCGTAAGATGCGATATAGTCGTAATAGATCTTATGCTGAAGGTAATCAGGACGTAGGTAAATACAAAGACCTTCTTGATGTTCAAGGTGACACATCCTACCTTAATATAGATTTTTCTCCTGTATCTGTTATTCCTAAGTTTGTTGACGTTATTGTTAACGGGATGGTTAATCAGGAGTATGACATAAAAGCTAAAACTATAGATCCTGTTGCTGCTAACGAAAGAATGGAGAAGAAAAAACAGATGTATGGAAACATGCTTACTAAAGATTTTTTACAAAGCTTAGAAGACGAGACTGGACTTTCTTTAGCTCCTAAAGAGTTTGTAGCTGAAAGTTCTGAAGAGATTGAAATGTTTATGGCACTTAACTATAAACAAAATGTAGAGATAGCTTTAGAGAAGGCTATAGAGTATACTTTAGATATTAATGACTATGACGAGGTTAAAAGATATATGATTCGTGACCTTGTTGTTTTAGGTTTATGTGCTGCTAAAACAGAAATTTCAAAAACAGAAGGTGTTAAAATACGTCACGTTGATCCTATGAACCTCATAACTTCTTTCTCTGCTAAACCAGACTTTAAGAATATACGACATGCAGGTGAGGTTTACTCTATTACTATATCTGACCTCAAACAGCAAGCTGGTGATGAGTTTAGTGAAGATGATTACATTAAGATAGCTAGAGAGTATGCTGGCAAAAACAATAACCCAGTAAATTATGGTACTCAAGCTTACTATGAAAATGGTAACGAAACTTATGATTACGATAAGTTTAGTGTAAACATATTAGATGCTGAGTTTATTACAAGTCACTCTTTAAAATACGAAAAGAAAGAAAATAAATTTGGTGGTTATTCTGTAAATAAAAAACCATCTAATTACAAGAAGCCTAAAAAATCTAAAACAAAAAGAGAAGATATAGGTCAAACAGTAAAGGTTATATATAAAGGAAAATATATTGTAGGTACAGAATACTTGTTTAATTATGGTATGATGAAAGATATGCCTAGACCTAAGTCTAACTTATCTGAAACAAGATTATCTTACATAGTATATCAGCCTAATCTTTATAAAATGAAGAGTCGCTCTTTAGTTGATAGAATGATTCCTTTTGCTGACCAGATACAATTAGCTCACCTTAAGATACAACATGTTCTTGCTAAGGCTAGACCAAAAGGTGCAGCGTTTGAAATAGGATCATTAGAAAACGTTTCAAAAGGTGATGGTGGTACGTTCACTCCGTTAGAGCTTCAAGAGATCTACGATCAAACTGGTAATATATACTATAGACGTATAGATGATGAAGGTCAAATGACTGGAGCTATGCCTATACAAGAACTAGAAAATGGTATAGGTCGTGATTTTAACACTCTTATAGGTGTTTATAATCATAACATGCAAATGATTAGAGATGTAACTGGTGTAAACGAATCAAGAGACGCATCTAAACCATCTAGTGAAGCTTTGGTTGGAGTTCAGAAATTATCTTTACTAGCATCTAATAATGCTACTAGAGATATTAACGATGCTTACCTTAACGTTACAACAAGAGTATCTCAAAGTATAACTGTTCGTATGCAAGACTTAGTAAACTTTAAGGGTTTACATAAGATGTATACTAACGTTATAGGGGATACTGCAATGTACTCTATAGATATGATGAAGAAGTTATCTATACACGAGTTTGGTATAACTCTAGATGTTGCACCTAGCGAGGAGGAAAGGCAAATGATGGAGCAAAACATACAAGCATCTATAGCTCAGAAAGAGATTAGATTAGAGGATGCTATTATGATTCGATCTATTAAGAANATTAAGATGGCTAATCAGATGCTTATCTTAAGAAGAAAAAAATATCAACAAGAGCAACAAGCTATNGCTCAACANGCGTCTCAACAAAACGCTGAGTTGCAACAGCAGTCAGCTCAACAAGCTGCACAGTTAAAGCAACAAGAAATGCAAGCTGAAATGCAGATAGAGCAAGCTCGTGTTCAAGCTAAAGCTCAAGCGGAGATGCAGTTAAAGCAACTTGAATACCAACTTAAAGAACAGTTTGAGCAGGCTCAACACCAAAGAAGGTTAAGAGAGATAGAGCTTGGAAACCTTGGGAAAGAAGGTCAAGCGTCTATTCAGGGTAGTGTTAGAAAAGAAGTTCAAGAGCAGTCTGCTATGAATCAATCTCAGATGATTGAGCAAAGAAAAGATCGTAGAGGTCCTCTAGGTGATGAGCAAAACATATCCCAATAGTTTGATATTAATATAAAATAAATTATATTTGCGAAAATAACTAAATTAAATTTAAGACAATGGATATAAGAGATGAATTAGTAAAACAGTTTGGAGGCGAGGTTGTACAACCTGAATCTAAACAAAATATCGTTGACTTGAC